TGCCTTTAATTCGGCTGCTGTTAAGCCAATACCTAAACGACCAAGGGCTGCGGTGTTGCCGTCATAAGCCTTACCTAAAGCATTGGCTACGCCTTCAAGTGGCTTGCCAGTTTGTGTTGAGATGTCAAGAGCAAGGCTGAGTAAATCTTGAGCCTTTGAAACATTGCCAGTTGATAAAGCCAACCGAGCCAAAGCCGGACGAAGTTGATCATCTGCTACACCAGTAGCGCGAGCCATCTTGTCGATGGAATCCTCAGTTGCTGCTATCTGTGCTTTTGTAGCACCAGTTGCATTCTCTAGCGCTGAGGCTAACTTGATTTGACTTTGTTCATCAGCAATAGCAGCCTTAACGCCATCTACGCCTATCTTGATTGCATAGGTTGCAGCTGCTGCCGCTGCTGCTGCAAATGCAGCGCCTGCGACTTTGCCGAACTTTTCTAACTTACCAGCAGATTGTTCTACGTCGCCATTGGCTGCTTTTAACTTCTTATTGAGATCATCAACGTCAGCAAGAATTGAGAGTTTAAGGGTTCTATTACCTGCCATCAATCCCACTCCTTCAAAATCTGACTAAATGCTTCTTCCCACTTGCGAATGATGTCCGGTTGAATCTGTCGCAACGTTGGATAAATAAAGTAACCTGAGTTACCTCTACCCTTGTTTGGCGTACGCCTTGGGAACTGCTTAAAGCGGTTAGAACCAAACTCCATGCCGTAAAGTAAATCTAAAGTTGAACCGCCACCGCTAAACTTCTGACGTGCAAAGCCGTAACTAAATTCACCAATCTTAGAAGTCTTGCTTACCTTAACTCCATCTGCAATACGGCGAGCAGCAGTGCCTGAAACCGTGCGAGTCGCTGCCGAGATCTTAATACGGTCAGCAGCGAACTCAGCAAGAGCAGAACTTTCCTTCTTAGCAGCTTCAATGGCTTCATCTGACATACCTTTGAAAGCCCTGGTAATACCGCGTAGATCTGATTTGTCATAAGCGATCTTGACTTCATCTGCCATCCGATCGCTCCTTCAAAATCTCTATCGCGGTTAATATGTCATCTGCTTCCTCCCAGTATTGCATCGGTATCCCTGTCTCTATCGCTAGATTGACAAGGATCCGCCTTATGCTTCCTGGTTGGTGGCTTTTGGGCTATCGTCTCCGACTGTTACATCAGCAACGGTCTCTGACCAAACATCGTAAGACTTAACAGGCTTGCCAGCATTTTCTCGCTTATAAGCATTATAAGCCAGAAACATAAGATCCCAGATGCCAATTTTGTCATTAGCCTGAGAGATCGTATTACCAGTTGCCTTCTCCCACTTTGCCCACTCTGGCGGTTGTGCAACGTATGTTGCTTCGTCGCCTGAGTTATATGTAATTGTTATTGGTAGTTTCATCTTTGCTCCCGTTGGTTAGATTTTAACTGAATGTTTCGGTTGGTGTTCCTACTACTGTAAGTGCCCAAGTATCTGTCTGTGCTCCTGGTGCTGCTCCACCGACTGATGGAAAGACTGGTAGCACGTTGCAAGCAAAGACTGCGCCTGTTGCTGCTGTTAGTGATACTGCAAGTGTTGTGTTTGGTGCTGATTCAGCAGCTGTCCACATTGCTTCAAATAGTGATGATGCAACACCCCAGTCGGCAAGTAACTCGATGTTGAGTGTCCATTGATCGTCTGTGTGCTTGTATGCCTTGCCATCTAGTGTTTGGTACACGTCGATAGTTGGGCTGTTTACGAGTGTCACGCTAGTTGTCTGAGCATCGTAATTTGTTGTTGGCATTATTGGTTCTCCTTATGCTGTCTGCGTATACCAGGTGGATACGCGTATGTCCGCGACTAGCAAGTTACTAGCGCCTACTTGTGTGACTGTTGGTCGATCAACCACCTGAACCTCATATCCAGCCGGTATAACCGCCACAACGCTCGTGATTAGTTGCTCGATATTATCAAGCGATGCTGGGTTGCTGTTGTAAGCAACGCAGCAGGTAATTGTGTAATTTAACTTGCATCGAAAGGTGCTCTTGCCAATAGTCTCAAACTCCATGTAAGGAGAATCCGGAACGACTACAACCGCAGGAGCCGGGATCTGTTCTGGAACGTAACTAAATACGTTTGCAGAAACACCAGCAAGAGCGGTAGCAAGAGGGGTTCTGACTGCTGAGAGGATTGTGCTTGGCATTATTGTGCCATCGTCTCAACATCGATGTAAGGACCAAGTAAACCGACTACGCGATTGAATAAGCTGCGACCCATACGATAAGGGCTTGGTGCAAAGTCTACGCCTTCAATCTGTCCGCCTGGAGCAGTACGAGATTGGAATACTTCAACTGAAACTACAATGATTGCGGATTCGACCGCAGCAACGCCGACATATGTTGCAGCGCCTGTAAGTGTTGCGGATCCGCTAGGAATGACATTTCGTTCGACAACATCGGCATTAGTGATGTTTGCTGTAAATGTGTACGCATCTGGATCAGCATTAACTGTTCGTGTGCCGTTAAAGGGAGATCCGCATCCTGCGATAACGACTGATTGTCCTTCTGTAAACTCATGAATACCTACTGTCGTAAAGGTTGCGACATTATCAGTCAGCGAAACCTTGGCAACTGGTGCTGCAAATGTTGTAAGCAAAGGCAAGATAACTGCCTCGCTAGTGTCAATTATATCGTTTAAATAACTGTCACTGTATAAAGCTGATGAAACGCCAAGTACACTTCTCAACTCTGTCGCTGTGATAATACTTGGCATTTCATCCTCTCTAAACTGCTGGGGGAGCGATCGGGAGCAACCGCCCCCCCATGATTAAGTGATTAGGCTACGTTCAACTTACGGAACGCTGCTGGGTAACGGTTTACTACGCATACATATGCGTATAGTCCGATTTCAACCTGACCGTTTGCTACGACGTTAGCGCGTAGTTCGATCTTGTTGCTCTCGTGGAAACGCATTGCGTTTGATGGGTATACCAAAGCATGCTTTGCGTTTGCATCGTCACCTGTGTAGTTAGCATCTACAACAAGTCCTAGTCCTGCGACTGATCCTGCTGTTGAGCCTTGTGTGATCAAACCATTTGCGTTTGATGGTGCTGCTGCTGCGTATAGTGGACGACCTGAGCCATCAACTGCGCCTAGCAAGCCAGCAAAATCGATACCATCTTCGCCACCTGTGTTTGCAACAAGTAGACGGTTTGGTGTTGAGCGCATTACGCCAAATGAATCAGCAATACCCTTAGCGATTGAGCCGTAGATTGTTGCTGCTGATGATTGTGTTGCGTTCTGTGCTGCAATCTGAGCTGCGTATGCATCTGTCTTGATTGCGTAAGATTCTGCCAACTCACGTAGGTAGAGATCTAGGAAGCCTGGGTCTGAACGATCTAGAAGTTCAACATCTAGAATTCCAGCGCCTGCAAACTTGACAACTGTGTCCTCCTGGAAGGTTACTGTTGTGTCTGTTGATGCAAACTCTGCACCTTCTGCTGTTACTGCAACTGATGCCTTAGTTCCCAACTTAGGTGTGAATACCTTCATGCCTGATGCTGGAAGTGCTGCGCGCTCGATTGAGTCAATAAATGGACGTGATGCATCGATTACGCCGATTACATCCTTGAGGTAGTTAGGTGGAACCATACCTGTGTTTTCAGCAACTGTTGCAACTTGTAGCGCTGCAATTAGATCGCGAGCATCTGCATCACCGCGTGATGCGTGAATCTGTGCCATTGCAACCTGACCTGCTGTTACATCTAGGTTTACGCGTGGATTTGTGTAAAAGTCGGTTGATACTGCCTCTGAAACGGTTTCTGACACTAGGTCATCTCCTTCGGTCTTAGGTTCCTCAATTTGAGGTTCCGGGGTTGATTCGGTTGCAGCTGTGCCTTGTGTTTCAGCCGCTGCTACCTTTTCCACTTCGGCTCCTGGGATTGCTCCTTCAGTAACGAGTGAAACTTCAATTAACTTCGATGCGCTGATAGCCATAACGCCATCCTTGTTGTCCCATGCATCTACTTTTACGCCAACGCTAAAATCGGAGCGCAATCCTGTTGCAGCTTCCTCTAGTGCGTCATTTCCAGCAGTTGTTTTTGCAATCTTAAATGATGCAGTAATACCTGTTTCATCTTGTGACCATTCAATTAACTTGCCGATTGGCTTAGTCATTTCATGCTCTAAAACCAACTTTGTGTTTTTGCTAAAAGTGATTGAGTTAGGCAAGAAAACAGTTTGACCTGCTGAGGTATTGCCAACTGAATCCCATTGAACGATGCGACCAGCGATGATGCGTGATTCTGCATCGCTTGCTGTAAGTGTTACTGGCATTGTTATTTTCATGATAACAAGTCCTCCTGTTGTCTGATTTCATCAACGCTCATCGCGCCAATTCTGTTTAGGATCTC